CTACGGATCAGAAGGTCTGGGGTTCGAATCCCTACAGCCGCGCAGATCACGACGGGCCTGCCACTCCGCAAGGGGAGGCAGGCCCGTCGTCATTTCCTCTAGCGTCACGTCGAAGAACGCGCAGACGGAGACGAGCTCGTTGACGTGCCAGACCGCGCCTCGCATTTTGCGCGCCATCGTGCCGGGGTTGATGCCTGTCGCCATGGCGAGTTGACGCCCGCTGACGCGCGCGCGGTGGCACAGCGTGTTCACGTGCTCGGCGATCAGCGCGTCTAGCGCGCCGTCATCCGGGTTGATGTTCTGAATCGACATGCTCGGATCGTAGGGCCGAGAACTACGCGATGTCACGTTTTTGAGGCAATGCGACACGCCGGAGATGCACCGGGTTCTTGATGTTGTGTCAGAAATGACGCACTGTTCCGTCCATGAACCACACCCATGTAACTCAGGCGGAGGAGCACCTTGCCGCCGTAGCGTCGACCAGGGAGCACCTGGCGGCGCTCTACCAGCGCCAGCGGAACGCGAACTTCCGTGACCCGAAGATGGGGGAGCAGATCGCGGAGGCTCACCAGGCGATCGGCTACGGCCTCAAGTTGGCCCACATCCACGCCACCCTGGCTGTTGCCGAGGCGGGCGACCGATGAAGGCCCCGAAGCCCGTCCCCGCGTCCTGGAACCACTTCCTCCACCTCGACCCGTACCGGCTGACGAACTCGATCAAGGGCCTCCGGCTCGGCAGGCATGAGGGTTTCTACGCCGCCGACCTCGACCAGCAGGTGACCGGTGACGGCATCCTCGTGTGCGCTCACTGGCCCGATCTCGACCGCAACGGCGTCTACCGCCGCTCGACGGGCAAGCGCATCGCCAAGGGCCTGCACATCGCTGACCTCTCAATGAAGGAACTGAGCGAACTGCGCTCCAGCGACGGCCTACGCATCCGCCGAACCACCACGATCATGAAGCACGCCCGCGTGCTGGGCTACCACCGCCTGGAACTGGAGGCCAAGCAGGACAAGCGCCTCCAGCACCCCGAGACGTGGCAGGACGTGTACGACCTCGCTCAGGAACTCGCGTTCAAGCAGGGCGTACAGGTCAAGACCCTGACCTCAATTCCACATGGCGCTAAACGGCTCCGGGCGGCGAAGGCGGTCGGCTTCGAAACGATCATGCTGCCGCGTGGCAAGGGCGCGAAGTCCAAGGACGCCTGGTGGCCCGTGGCCGACTACCACCGAGGCCCGGTGACGTGGCGATGAGTTACGGACTCCACGCCTGGCTTGGCGCGATCACCCTTGCCAACGTCATTGCCCGACGCACCGGACGACGCCGACGCGTCTACTGGCACGCGCCGTCGATGACCTGGCACGTTGAGGAGGTCGGGTCATGATCCTGTTCCTCCTCGGCGTCGCCTACGGCGTGTTCATGGGCATGGCTACCGCCTACTATCTGGTCGGCCGGCCGTGACGACGGCACAGCGCAAAGCGCAGACCACAGCCCTTGTCGCACTGCTGCAGGCACTCCCCGAGCAGCAGCTGGCCGACGTGCTCGCTGCCCTGGCGGCTCGCGGTGTGATCACCGTGGCCGACCAGGGCGGCGACAAGCGCCGTCGGCGTTGCGGGGTCTGTGGCCTGCCCTATGCGCTGTGCCGCCAACGCTGGACCGGCGACCATGACTTTGAGGCGGTCGAGAAGTGACCGCGCTCCCCGCGCTCGGGGAAGACCCGGCTGTGCTCGCCTGGCGTCAGGCCATGGCTCCGCGCCCGCGCTACACGACCAACGGTCGCCACTGGTGGCGTGAGTGGGTCACCGACTCCTACCGCTCCGCCCGGGACGCCTGGGAGGCGCGCCGCGAGTCCGGTGCGGCGGCCTACGGCGCTGCTGGGGCGGCGAACAGTGACGCAGCCGCCTACCAACTCAGCGACGCCGAGTACGCCGAGCTCTACCCGCCCCCGACCTTCCGCGACGTGCTCCAGGCCCTGTCCTGCCGTGCCGACCCGTTCATCCTCGCAGGCCTCTAGGAGCCGACGACATGCCGCTCACCGCAGGCACACCGCTCGACGTGCTGACCGATCGTCTCGGCAAGGCCGGGTGGGGCGATCTCGGGGACAAGAGCCTTCGCGGCCTGGCCGTCGTGCTAGAGGCGCTGGCCGCCACCCTCAACCCGCGCAGCGGCGCGGGCTACGTCACCGCGCCCCAACTCGCCGAGAGGACGCGTTACACCGAACGGTGGGTACGGCGCTGCCTCACGCTGCTGGAGGAACTCGACCTCATCGAGTGGCAGCGCGGCGGCGTCCAGGGCGGCAAGCCCACGCCGTCATGGGTCCGCGTCTCCAAGGCCCTGCTGGCCGACCTGGTGCACATCGCCCGCCGCCAGCAGGACGAGCGCCTCAGCGAGGAGCGCAGGGCCACCCGAGCACGTCTCGCACGCCTGCGCATGAGTTACACGCAGCGGCCCGGGCGACGCAAGAAAACGACCCGCCAGCGCCATAGGGATTCTCATGCGGAACTGGCTACCGCCCTCCTCTCTAGCGAGGAGGTACCGAGGGAGGAACGACCTCCCTCGGCCCCGGTTGAGAGCCGGAACGACCAGATAGGCGACGCTCCCGCGTCGGCAGACCATGCGCGGTCGGCTCTAGCGCGGATCAGGGCCGACCTGGCGGCCAGACGTGGGAGCCGGTCCAGATGAGAAAAGCGCAGCAACGAGGAAGGCGCGCGCCCTGTCGCGCCGTCAAGCACCGACATATCTCACATACGAGATAACCGATGAAGAGAGGAACGCACGATGACCACCGGGCCACTGTGGCTACGCCTGGCCGAGTACGCCGCGACCCACGCCACGCCTGGCGGCATGGTGTTCCTCAACCCTGGCGAACTCCGTGACGCGCTGGGCATCGCGACGACCAGCGAGGTGTCACGAGCGATCCGCCGCGCTGTCGATGCCGGGTGGCTCGACCGGCGATCATCCACGCGCGTGCTGCTCGTGCTGCCCGCCAAGCGCAGGGTCCTAGCTCGATGAGCGGCGGGGTGCGCGAGTGGTCCGGGCGGGCGGTGATGCAGGCCCGGGCCTACGTGATCACGACACTCCCCGCCCCCTGTGGCCAGTGCGGCGAGCCGGTGCACCCGGCCGACGCGTGGGTCGTCGGGCACAAGATCGCCCGCGCGGTGCGGCCCGACCTGACCTGGGAGCCGTCCAACTGGCGGCCCGAGCACCGCTCATGCAGCAACAAGAGCGCCCAATCTGTTGTGGTCGAGAAGGCGCGAGCCGCAGGAGTGGCCGCGACGCTCGACGCGCTCGGACTGACCGACCAGGCGCTGCCTGGCATGCCGTCTTTCCCCGCTGCGCCCTCCCCCGGGCAGACGCCGCCCCTGCCAATCTCTCTCCCCAACGACCAGACTCAACCCTTCACGATTCCCGAGGCCATGACCTGGGGCGCTTTCGTCCAGGCCGCCCCGGACTGGCTCGCACCACACCTCGTGATGGACCAGAACTCCAACCCGCCCCTGGCCATCAGCCCGTTGCACCCAGACGCCGTGTATTCGCTCGCCCTGCCGGACCCCGAGCGCGAGCACTGTCCAGAGGGCGCGGTCGCGTGGATCGAACAGGCGGAGGGGAAGCGGCTCCGCTGGTGGCAGGCGCTCGGCATCATCCTGAAACTCCAGTGTGACGAGTCGGGCAGGTTGCTGAAGCGACTCGTCACCGAGACCGGTCCGCGACGCGCTGGGAAGTCCGTGGGACTCCGAGGACTGGCGTTGTGGCGGATGGAGTTCGGGAACGCCATCTTCGGAGAGCGACAGGAGATCATCCACACCGGCTCGGATCTCAGCGTGTGCCGGAAGGCCCAGAAGGTCGCCTGGCGCTGGGCCCAGCGGCGTTGGGGATCGAAGTCCGTCACGATGGGCAACGGCAAAGAGGCCATCGAACGGCCCGACGACCTGTCGGTGTGGATGGTTCGCGCCCAGGAAGCAACCTACGGATGGGACACCACACTCGCGCTCGTGGATGAGGGATGGGACGTCAAGCCCGACACCGTGTCCGAGGGCCTAGAGCCGTCCATGATGGGCCGCCAGTCGCCGCAGCTCGTGATGACCTCGACCAGTCACCGCCGTGCCACGAGCACCATGCGGACCGCGCTCGCCACCGCCCTGGAGAACAATGATCCCAAGATCCTCCTGTTGTGGTGGGGCGCGAAGCCTGGCGACGACCCGGCCGACCCGGAGACCTGGCGGGCCGCGTCGCCGTATTGGGACGAGGAGCGCGCCGAGTTCGTCGCCGCCATGTATGCCAAGGCCCTGGCCGGGGAGAACGATCCCGAGTTCGACGACCCCGACCCCATGCGCGGTTTCGCCTGCCAGTACGCCAATCTGTGGAACCTGAAGCAACGCCGCATGGCCGGGGAGGCGCTGACCGAGCCCGAGGCCTGGCGGGCGCTCCTCGAGCCCGCACCTGGCGGCGTCCCAGCGGCCGTGGCGGTCGAATCGTGGTTCGGCTCGGGCGTGTCGATGGCGCAGGCCTGGACGGCCGGCGGGCGCGTGCTGGTGTCTGTCTCCGAGTGGCCCGACCTGGCGCACGCCGCCGCCGCCATCGCCGCTATCGGCTACCGGGGCCGGATCGTCGTGGGCGCGTCACTCGCTGAAGATCCCGCGTTCCGAGGCCGCCGCACCGATCCCCGCCGAGGCGGCACCGCCCTGGCCGCGCACGGCCTCCAGCGGCTACTCGGCGCGGACCTGATCCGCCACGACGGCGGCGCGCACCTCACCGCCCAGGTCGAAGCGCTCCGAACCGTCCCCGGCCTGGACGGCCCGCGCGTGGTGAGCAAGTCACGCGCCGATGCGGTCAAGGCAGCAGTCTGGGCAGCGGAGGCCGCCCGGTCCCGGCCGACCTCGACCAGGCCCGCGCGGCTCATCCTCGCGCCCGAGTAACTGCACCGATTGGTACACACCGCGCACCACATGGAGCGCGGTGTGTACCGGACCGTGGCGACCAGGCCGGGCCGAGAACCAAGGTCTGGGGCTATGGGATTCCTCGACCTGTTCCGACCGGCCAAGGCGCTCCAACTCGTGAACGAGCACGAGCGGACCGCCGCCCGGTTCGCCGTTGACTCCACCTCCGTCCCGGCCTCGTTCTTCGGGCTGGACTCCTACTCCGACCCCGTGGCCGTCGCGGGCCGCGTGAGCCGTCGCGTGGCGCTCCAGGTGCCTGCCATCAAGCGCGGCCTGGCGCTCACCGCCGGAGTCGCGGGCCGTACTCCGCTGCTCCAGTTCGACGGCGGCGGCGTGGTCCCGTCGCGTCTCCTGTCTCAGCCCGAGCGCGGCATCCCGCGTTCGGTGACCATGACGCGCACGTTCACCGATCTCATGCTCGACGGCGTGGCGTGGTGGCTCGTCACTGCCTATGACTGGCAGAACCGGCCCGCCGAGGTGATCCGACTGGACCCGTGGTCTGTGTCGCTGAAGGAGAACGGCGAGGTGTTCTACACACTCGACGGCAACTCCGGATCGGTCAACCGGTGGACCGAGGACGTTCAACTCATCCGGTTCGACTCGCCCGAGGAGCCGATCCTCGTGGCCGGGGCGCGCGCTATCCGGACGCTGCTGCTCCTCGACCAGGCCGCCGAGAACGCTGCCGAGGGCGTGCCGCCCCAGGATTACTTCGAACCGGACGGCGACACTGACCCGTTCCCCGACACGGACACCGAGACCTCCGAGGAACAGGTATCTGACTTCCTGGCCATGTGGGCCACCGCCCGGAAGACCCGACGTACGGCCTACATCCCCGCGTCGCTGAAGTATGCGACCACGACCGCGTTCAGCCCGGAGCAGCTGCAACTCATCGAGTCCAGGCAGCACGCCATTACCGAGATCGCCCGACTGTTCGGCGTCGATACCGAGGAACTAGGCGTCTCCACTACCTCGCGTACCTACTTCAACGCCTATGACCGGCGGAAGAACTATGTGGACTTCACCCTGGCGACGCTCCTCGCGGCGGTGGAGGACCGGCTCTCCATGAACGACGTCACGACCTCCGTTCGCTACGTCCGCGCCGACCTCGACGCGCTGCTGCGCTCCGACCCGGCCGCCCGGATGACCATCGCGACGCAGGGCCTCACCGGAAAGGTCTTCACCCAGGAAGAGGCCCGCACGTTCTTCGATCCGCAACTGCCCGAGGTGGCCTCCGAGGACGCCGCCATCGCCGAGGCCACCGACCCGGCCGACCAGACCCCGACCGCCCCGCAGGAGGCCACCGCATGAACCTCACGTTCGCGTCCAGTTGGGCAACGTTCAGCGTTGACGCCGACTCCCGCACCATCCGAGGGCTCGCCGTCCCGTATGAGGGGGCCGTTGCCTCATCGCTCGGCCAGAAGTGGGCCTTCCGTCAAGGATCGCTTGACTTCAGCAATGCGAAGGTACTGATCGACCACGAGGGCCGCGCCATCGGCCGGGTGAGCGAAGTCAACGACACCGACAAGGGCGCATACGTCGCCCTGGCCATCGCCCGAGGCACCGCCGGGGACGAGTTACTGCAACTCGCCCAGGACGGCATCTATGACGGCCTCTCCATCGGGCTCGGAGACCCGAGCCGGATCAAGGCCACCCGCGACGCCCAGGGCGTCAACCAAGTCACGGCCGCCCCGGTCCGGGAAGTCTCCGTGACCCCGTTCCCCGCTTTCAATGGCGCACGGGTCTCCTCCGTCGCCATGTCCACCACAACCGCCCAGGAAGGCAGCAACATGGCAGAGACCACCGACGACACGACCCCCGGCGGGGTGGAGGCGGACGTTGTGTCCGGCACCATCACCGGGCAGGTCACCATCACGCCCCCGACCGACAACACCGAGCCTGAGGCGGCCGCCCTGTCGCAGCGCGGCGGCGGCCCCGTGTTCTCGGCCGCCGAGATCTCCCGACTCCGCGAAATGCTGGCCACCGGCGGCGACGCGCGCCCGGTCGTCCACCCCGGTGTCGGCGTGCAGCTCTCGGTCAACGAGCCGCCCGTCTACCGGTTCGACGGCCACCGGGGAGTGCATGAGTTCTCCTCCGACATCTTCGCCGCGCTCCGAGGCGACCACGAGGCGCACCGCCGCGTAGATGACTTCATCGCCGCGACGTTCGCCGCCCCGGTCACCTCCGCAGACGCGACGGCGCTCAACCCGAACCACTACCGGCCCGATCTCTACGTGGCATCGGATCCGGTCATGACCCCCGTGTTCGATGCGCTCTATAAGGGCGGCCTGGCCGACTCGACACCGTTCGTGGTTCCCAAGTTCAGCGCGGCCTCCGACCTCGTGGCCGACCACACCGAGGGCACCGAGCCCGAGGGCGGCGACTGGGAGGCGACCTCGCAGACCGTCACCCCGACCGCCGTCTCCGGGGAGGTTGACCTCACCCGGGAGGTCGTGGACGCAGGCGGCAACCCGCAGGTCTCCGGCCTCATCTGGACCGAGATCAACAAGGCCTATGACACCGCAATGGAGACCAAGGCCGGGGCGCTGCTCACCGGCTCCGCTGCCGCCGAACTCGGTACCGCCATCGCGGCCGGGGACGCGGACGCGGTTCTCGCCCAGGCACTCACCGCCAACCTGGCCACGCTGCCGTTCCTGTCCTACGGCATGGCGTACGGTTCCACGGTCCTGTGCCACGTGGACCTCTATCAGGCCCTCATCGCGGCGAAGGACGACAGCGGCCGTCCCCTGTTCCCGATCAACGCCCCGCAGAACGCCAACGGCACGAGCGCCGAACGTCTCCAGTCCGTCAACGTCGGCGGTTACCGGTTCGTCCCGGCCCCGTCGCTCGGAGCGACCGCGACCAACTCCAAGTCCTACGCGTTCGATCCGTCCTTCGGCGGCATCTGGGCATCCCAGGCGCAGCGGATCACGCTTCAGCCCACCGTCGCGTACGGCGCGAAGATCGGCGTCTTCGGGTACGTCGCCACGGCCATCCTGAACGCGACCCGCGTCGCGAAGATCACCTATACCAAGGCCTGATCGTCGTGACCTGGACGCCTCCCGACGCCGACCAGGTGACGGCGTACCTGGCGTCTACCGGCATGACCAGGACGGCCGAGGAGATCTCGGCCGTCCTGGCCGCCGAGACTGCCGCCCAGGCATCTCGGCTCCGGTTCCCGACCCAGGCAGATCCCACGGTGGACGAGGACTACCCGGCCGACCTGGCCGAGGCCCTATGCCGCCGTGTCGCTCACACGCTCGCCGTCCGCGTGCTGCCGCTCGGTCTCCAGGCGACCCTCACCGATGGGGCCGTCACAACCAACGTCGTGGCCGGGGAGGACGCCGAGGTCCGACGCCTGGAGCGGCCCTACCGAAAGCGCGTGATCGGATGAGCAACATCGACACTCGCGCCGCCATCGCGGCCGCAGCTAGCACCGTCGATGGGGTCACCTGCACCCCGAACTATCGCCAATCGCTCTCCCCAGGCGACGCGTTCGTGCGACTCGACCGGCGGGCCCGATCCGAGAACGGCTACGGCTACATGGACACCTGGCAAGTCTGGCTTGCCCTTCCCCAGGACCAGGCCTCCGCCGAAACCTGGCTCGATACCAACATCGACGCGCTCACCGCCGCGCTCTCGGCCGAGATCGTCGTCACCGCCATCACTCCGGCCGAACTCGTCCCCGGCCCGACCCCTGTTAACGGCGTGATCTTCGAAGGCGCACGCGAAGACAGCAACTAACCACCCGGAAGGAACACCACCATGCGCGTTGGAACCCGACTCCTGAAACTCCTCATCGACGGCACCGAATACACAGCCGAGGTGACCAAATGCGTGATCAACTCGGCCGCCGCCGACTCCAGCCTCCAGACCTTCGCCGCCGCCGCCAACGGCGGGGTGCGGGTCTACACACTCCAGGGCACCGCAATTCAGGACATGGCCTCCACGTCCCTATGGGCCAAGATCTTCTCAGCCCGAGGCAAGACGGTGCCGGTCGTGGTCAACCCCTACGGCGTGGACACCTTCACCGAGGACACGCCCGGATATGAGGGCAACGTCGTGATCACCGACCCGGACGGTGACTTCCTGGGCGGGCAGGCGGATTCCACCGTGAACAAGGCGCAACTGTTCAACTTCACGTGGGAGTTCGACGGGGAGCCGACCCTGATCACCACGGGGAACTTCACCACGGCGGCGTAATGGCCTCCGGATTCCACGTCGACGGCCTCCGGGAAACCATCAAGGCCCTGGAGGCCGCCGGGGTGGAAGTCGAAGATCTCAAAGAGGCAATGGGCCGTATCGCGGCCGCTGCCGCCGAGATCATCGAATCCAACACCCCGGTAGGCAGGACAGGAAAACTCCGCTCCTCCGTCCGAGGAAACCGAGCCAAAGGCAAGGCCCAGGTGCTCGCCGGCCGCGCCTCCGTGAAATACGCCGCAGTCGTCAACTACGGATGGCCGAAACGGCACATCAAGGGACGCCACTTCATGCAATCCGCTGACGACCGAATCGGCATCAAAGCGGTCGAAATGCTCGAAGACAACATCAACGAAATCCTGAAGGAAAAGGGTCTAACATGACCAGCCCAAGCCCCATGACCGGTGATGAGATGTTCGACAGCCTCACCGGCTTTGACGAGATCGCCATTACCAAGAAGTTCGGTAAGACCATCTCCCAACTCGCCCAGGCGGACGAGCTGCAGTTCACCCGCGCGCTCATCTTCATCGATTACCGGCGACGCGGCCAGAAGGACGACACCGCATATGAGGGAGCCATGACACTCCCCATTGACGCCGCAGACGGCCGAGACGCCGTTATGACCTACTTCGCCAAGGCCCAGCCCGAGATCATGCCCGAGAGCCCGGTCACCGACCAGGGAAAAGGCGACTCGCCCTCCAACTGAGGGCCGAGGACCAGGCCGCATTCTGCCTCGATACCGGCCAAACTCCCGCCGTCTACCTCCAACTCACCCGGCTAGAGCGGCAAGCCTTCTATGACGTAATCGCGGACCGAAAGGGATAAGGAACATGGGCGCGGGACCGGTAAAGGTCAGTGTTCTAGCTGACACAAGCGACCTGAAGAAGGCCACCGCCGCCGCCAACGGTGACCTCGAGGAGATAGCCGCCACCGCCCAGAAGGCGGGCGCGAAGATGGAGAGCGCATTCTCCGGCGTCGCCGAGGGCTCCGACCACATGGCCTCCAAGGGCTCGCAGGCCGCCGGGGCGCTCTCCGGCCTTGGCGGCCTGGCCGGGATGGCAGGCGGCAAACTAGGGGCGCTCGGCACCGGTATGACCGTGGCCGGGACCGCCGCCCAGGCCCTCGCAGACTCCGGCGACCTCCTGAACGTCGTCACCGAGTCCACCATCGTGAAATCCGCGCTTGCCAAGGTGCAGATAGCGGCCCAGACGGCCGCCACCGTCGCGGCCAACGTCGCCACAAAGACATGGACCGCCGGCCAATGGCTCCTCAACGCTGCCCTGGAGGCGAACCCCATTGGTCTCGTGATCGCCGCTATTGCGGCACTCGCGGCCGGAATCGTGCTCGCCTATAAGAAGTCCGACACGTTCCGCAGCATCGTCAACGGCGCATTCAACGCCGTGAAAAACACCGTCTCGACAGTCTGGGACAAGATCTCCGGCATTCTCTCAAAGTTCAAGTCCGGGATATCCGCAGTCGGTGACACCGCCGGGGCGCTGAAGCGAACGATCTCCGATGACTTTGACGGAATCTGGAACAAGATCTCCAGCCTTCCCGGCAAGGTGACCGGCCTGGCCGACGACATGCTGAAGGCAGGAAAGGGACTCGCGTCCAACCTCGTCAGTGGCATCAAGTCCATCGGCGGCGACGCGGGATCGATTGCGACAAGCATCGTGAACAAAGTCATTGACTTTCTGAACTCGATTCTTCCGCACTCCCTGAACACCCACATTCCCGGAGTCGGGACCGTAAACCTGATCCCGAACATTACGCACCTCGCAAACGGTGGAATCACCACGGGCCCCACAATGGCGCTCATCGGTGACAACCCCGGCGGCCGCGAGGCAGTGATCCCCCTGGACAAGTATCCCAACGCGCTCGGGGGCGGGAATACGTACTACCTCACCGTAAACGCGCCGGTCGGCTCCAGTTCCGCCGAGATCGGCCGCACACTCGTCCAGCACATCACCGCGTTCGAACGCTCCGGCGGCAGAAGAAGGGCAAACTGAGATGCAGTCATTCCGCACTAACGACAACGTTCGCCTGGAGATCCTGGCCGACCCCCAGCCCGGCCAGAACATGCTCCGGTCGCCCGACTTCGCTCTCGGTCAGTGGCCCTGGCAGAGCGTCACGCAGACGTTCGAAGCGACCACGATGGAAATCGACGGTGCCGACGTTCCCGCTATGCAACTCACTACCTTCAAGTTGCCTGTGGGCGGCGCTTCGCCGATCTACTCCGAATACATCCCGGTAACTCCAGGAAACTGGCTCTACACGTCCTACATGGGCACCACGACAACGAGCGACCTATGGGGCTGTATCAGCTTCTATTGGTACGACGAGAACCACAACCTCTACGCAGACCCGGACAACGGCGGAGCGAACGGACTCAGCGGCCAGACGCCGCTATCAAGTACCCCGACGCTTGTCTCCCTCGCGAGCACCACCGCAATCCCGGACGGTGCTGCCTACGTGCGAATGGAGATCGTCAACGGCCGCGACACTCTTTTCGCCGGAGAAGTGGGCGACGTTATGACCGTCGCTCAGCCGATGCTGATCGAATCGGCAACACAGGTCACCGATACCCCGGCCTGGGGCGACAACGCCGCGCGGTGGACCAACGTTCTAGGCGACTCCTCCTCGATCACCTGGAGCCGTAACGTCATGGACTCCAGCCCGTTGACTGCCGTCCTGAACAATCCGGCCCTCGACCCCTCGGCCGGGAATAGCCTCCTGGCCAAGGGAAAGCCGATCAGGCTCACCGTCAACAATGACGGCACCTGGGAACCGCTCTACACGGGCGCTATCGATGACGTGAAAGTCGATTATGAGCGCGACACCGACACGCCCAGCATTATCCGGACGTTCGTCACCATCACCGCCAACGACGGCAACGGGAACCTCTCTAGCATCGGCTCTCCGCAATTCCCGAGTGACGTAGCTGACGTGACACGCCTCCTCGCAGGCGACACCGGAACCGGCTACGTCGGCGCGAATGACGTTGACCCGCCATTGCCCTGGAATGTCAACGGCTCCACGGTCTCGACCCTGAGCGGAGCCAACTGGACGCCCGTGGCGACTCGCGCCAACGCGACCCTGGCCGACCAGGTACTCATTGCCCGCGACACGAACCAGGGTTACGCCTGGATCGGCGCGGATGGAGTCCTGAACCTGTTCACGACCGAGCCCTCCACGGCTCCCTATGTGACGTTCACCGATACCGGAGACGCCGACGCCACCCACGCGCTCTATTCGGGGATCTCGGTTGGCTATGACCAGGCCTCCGTAGTCAACGCGGTCACGATCAACAATCTCAGCAACGACTCATCCGGGGGCGAAGTGAACACCCCGTTTGGGCCCTACGTGGACGGCGGATCGGTGAGCCGCAACGGTGCCGAGTCGCTGACCGTCACCACGGCCAAGGCCTCCGCCACGGCCGATTGGGCCCAGACGTACGCCACCGCCATCTTGACGGCCAACGCCACGCCCAAGCGGAAGGTCTCCAGCGTCACCGTCCCGGTCACCGACGACAACGGGATCGCCCAGGCCTGTGCTATCGACCTGTGCTCCCGCGTCAACATGATCTACGGGACTCTCGTCAACGACACTGACGGCGGCCACCGCGTCACCGGGATCACGCACACGCTCACCGCCAACGGTGCCGCCGCAGAGACGTGGATCAGCACCTATGCATTCGCTGACGCCGCCGCCCAGGCCCAGCCGCTCCAGGTGCTCACCGGAAGTATCGATATCGGCTCCGGGAAGACCTTTGACTTCGGCGTCGGATCGTTCACGTCCAACGGAAACGGCGTGATCTCAATCCCGCACGGCCTCGGAGTTAAGGCCTCGTGGGCGCTTGCGGCATGCACGCGCTCATACGCCTATAACGTCCGGTGGGACCTAACGAATAGCACCGACTCCGGAAACCTGTTCATCATCACGAAAGAGGCGGACGGATCGAACCCAGGTGCCGTGACGATCACGGTTTGTTGGGAGACGCGGGCATAACGTGAAAGAGGCACTAGAGGAAACCATCGTCAGTGACAGTTCCTCAACCCTATTGACGATCCTTGGAATACCGGTCGCCCTGGCCGCCATGATCGCCGCTATCCGTGCCCTGTGGCGCACCGTTGCGCGACTCGTCGCGTTCGCTAACTCCCTCGAATACCTCGTGAGCCGAGTCAACGAGATTGAGCAGCTCCTGGCGCACGAACTCCGGCATAACCACGGATCATCCATCAAAGATGACGTTCACGGGACCGCTATCGCGCTCCAGGTCGCGAATCAGCGAATAGACGACCTCCAGAATCAGATATCCAATCTAGAAGAAGGGAATAGCAGCGAATGACTATCAGGACTCGCGCCCAGGCGCTCGCGCTCGCAATGGCCTCGACTACGAACGAGCCCGGCGAATGCCAGCAGTGGACCCGAGAGAAGTTCAACGCCCCATCGGTCGGTGACTATGACGGCGACGGTCGCGCAGACGCCGAGGACGGATGGAAGTCCGAGCCTGCCGAATACCGGCACCCCGGCGACCGCAACCCGCCCGCAGGCGTCCCGGTCACCTACTCCGGCGGAAGCCACGACGACTGGCACCGCGCCATCTCCGCTGGCAACGGCAAGATCCGATCCACCGACGCGGGAGGCTCGGGGCACGTCGCGACCGTCGATCTCGATTGGCCAGAGATCCATTGGGGCCTGACCTACGTCGGATGGTCCGAGAGCATCGACGGCCACCCGATCCCCCACGATGCGCCCGAGGCCGCCGCCAAGGCCCCAGCCAAGGGCAAGCGGCCCGAGGACGTGCGTAAGGCGCTCCACAGCATCCGCGCCCAGGAGCAGCACGCAGGGCCCAAGCAGACAAAGCGGCTCGAAACCGCAGAGCACGCCCTGAAGCAGATCAACAAGAGGAAGTGACACCAGCTATGACCACCACGACCGCCCTGGCAAAGATCAAGGCCGCGCTGACCCCGGCCCGACGCCGCTGGATCTACCGCACCGTGAGCGCCATCGTTGCCCTGTTCGTCGTCTATGGCCTCGTCAACGGACAGCAGTCGGCCGCGCTCCTCCTCGTCGCGAACGCCGCCCTTGGCCTCGCTGACGCCAAGGTGACCACCACCTGACTGCAGGGATTAGCCTCTGACACATGCGCAGAGTGATCCCGATCCTTCTCGGCCTCGTGGTCGCGCTCGCCATCCCCTCAACGGCGAGCGCGACCACATGGAAGATCGACAACGATTGTGTCTCCGTTGCTCGACACCATGACGGCCTGGAGTTCGACTACAAGTGGGGCAGCATGACCGGATGCCACGGCGGCTACGTCTACCAGGTCAAGCGGAAGAAGGCACTGAAGAACACCTCTTACGGTGGTGTTCCCGACATGATCAAGACCCAGACGTGCGGCAAGGGCTACTACACCGTGCACCGCAAGACCGTGTTCGCGGCTAAGCACAAGGGCCAGGTAGAGCGCTTCCGCAAGGCCTACAAGAAGCGCTACCACCGAAAGTTCGGGCCGATCAAGCGCCTTGCCAAGATGCCGTCATACCAGCCCGAATCATGGTGCTAGGCAGACCGCCGGCCCTCGACCACCTGGCGCATCTTGCGACGGTTCGTGAGGACGTACATGGCGGTCGTGTTCGGACCCGCATGACCTAGCAGCTCGCCCACGACAAGCAGGTCGCCGCAGTCCTCGAACCAATCCGTCGCGGCCCTGTGACGTAGCGAGTGCATCGTCCACTCACCCGGAAGAAGACGTGTCAGTAGGACGCCCACATGACGCGCCGACAGGTGCCCATCGATCCGGCCAGGGAACGCATAACCCGGACCGAGCGCGCGCAGCGCCGCCGCCGTCGACGGCTGCAACGGGACATCCCGAGTCTTCCCGCCCTTCCCATGAACCGTGAGCGACCAGCCGTCCAGGTCTTCGAACATGTCCCGTTCCGGATGCACCTGCGCGACCTCGCCACGGCGCAGACCATGACCCTTCGCGAGCGCAATCATCAGCCGCTCACGCGGCGTCGCCTTTGCGAGCGCCACCCGCAGCACATGATCCGGCGTTGGCCGAGGCTTCGGCCGGGGAACCTCGCCGCGTGGGATCGTCCCCGTGGGCACTGCCTGGACGCGCTTCGTCATGAACGCCCACCGGTAGAACGCCCGGACCGTAGTCCGGCGCGACCGGTAGGTGTTCGCCGCGACGTCCAGGCCTAGGAACCATGCCCGGAGATCGTCCTCCGTGACGTCCCACGGACCAACCATCATGTCCTTGGCCAGCAGCGCCAGGTGCTGCCTCCGCGTCGTCCTCGTCGCCTCCGGTGACTTCTCGACCAGCAGATAGGCCACGTACTCCCAGATCGCGTGATCCCAAGCCAC